CTGCTATTATCTCTGATAAGTTTAGAATCTTTAATGCTAAACAATTCCTGGAATCTCTTACTGAAGGTCCTAACGACGCCAGTGCAGAGAGATCTAGAATGTATTTCTTTGTGGGTCGTCCACAACCATGGAGAGCATACTTAGAAATTTATTCTAAGAACTCTACCGCATTTGTCGTAGGACAAGAAGTTTACGTTGGAACGTATGCTTCGACTGCTTTTAGAGGCACGATTGCTGCCATCTACGACGGTGCCTTACTTCTCACGGATATCTTTGGTTCTGCTGGTGTTAACTCTGTTCCTACTCTAGGTTCTACTCTTAAGGGAAGAACTGGTGGAGCAGGCGGTTCTGATACTGGTGCTACTGCTAAGTCTGGCGTATATCGTTATGGAACAGAGGATGTGCCACCTCTTCCTTTGGATAACCAGAGAGAAAAGATTAGTGTTTACGACGAAATTATTGCTGCGAAGAGAATCACTACAAGTTTTGCAAGAACTGTAATTCGCCGCTATAACTGGGATTTGGTTGCCAACCCTAAGTTTGACATGTGGAAACCAGACTACTCTGCTACTCCAGGTGGCGGTGGTCAAGTTGGTAAAACAACTGCTACAGGTCAATCTGCCATTGCCGACGCTAAGTTCTATGTAATGAACTCTTCTTACGAAGTGTTTAAGTGCTTGTATAACGGTGAAAATATTGCTAACCCATCTGGTCAAAACGCAACTGAAGAACCAACTACTGCTGGTGGCAACTATGCATCTGCAACTGGTCTATACACTGAGACCACTGGTGCTGGTTACATCTGGAAGTACATGTATACGATTCCAACCGATGATGTTCTGAAGTTCCTTTCTTCTGACTTCATGCCAATCGTTCTTAGCACCGATGCATCTCGTCAAGCAGTTGTTGCTCTTGCTGTAGCAGGTGCAATCGACGTTGCTCTCATCGAGGACGGTGGATCAGGTCTTCCTGCTTCTCAAACTCTTTATACTTCTATCAAGGGTGATGGAAGTAATGGTGTTGTCAAGTTTGACACTGATGGTTCTGGAACTATCACTTCTGCAAGCATTCATGCTCGTGGATCAGGTTACACCTATGGTAACGTTCTCCTAGGTAATGGTAACCTATTCTCTGATGCTGGTCTAACATCTGCTGTTGCAACTGGTGCTTCTGCTGTTGGCGCAATTGAAGTTGTAATGCCTCCACAGGGTGGACATGGTTCTGATCACGAACTAGAACTAAATGGTAAGCGTGTTATGACGAACATTCGTCTAACATATGCTGAAGGTTCTGGTGACTTCCCTGTAGATAACGACTTCCGTAGAATCGGTATTATCAAGGATCCTCTAGATTGGGGAACAACCAACTTTGCAACATCTGATACACTTTCTGGTCTAAAAGCAGTAAAGATTACTGGTGCTACTGCAGACTATAACGTTGATGAAAAGATCACTCAAACTGTTTCGGGTGGAACTGCATACGGCACAGTTGTTTCTTGGACACTAGATAGTGGTTCTACAACCGCTGGTGTTCTTAAGTATATCCAAACAAATGACGCTCACCTAGATCAAGGTGTTGTAAGAGCATTTGAGTCTAATGGTTCTAACGCTATTACTGGAGAAGGTTCTACCGCTTCAGGTACTGTAGACACTGGATATGGTTCTTCTCTACTAGGTGTCACTTTTGCAAGTGGACTAGCAGCACCTGAGATCGAAAATAACTCTGGTGATATCATCTACGTTGAGAACCGTCGTCTTATCACTCGTGCTCCTGACCAAATCGAAGATATCAAACTTGTTATCGAATTCTGATTCATATTAAACAACTTAAGTCCCCCGAGAGATCGGGGGATTTTTTTTATCTCTATAAATACTAGGGACAAAGAATACTAGTATTTGGCGGAAAACAATGCCACAGAAGACTAACCTTAACGTAAGCCCTTACTACGAGGATTTTGATGCGAATAAGAATTTCTATAAAATTCTTTTCCGTCCTGGATATTCGATTCAAACTAGGGAACTAACTCAGTTACAATCGATCCTTCAAAACCAAGTAGAAAGCTTTGGTAAATTCTCTTTTAAACAGGGTGAGATGGTCATCCCTGGTGAAATTGGATTAAATACAAAATTAGATTTTGTTAAACTATCCTCTGTATCAGAGGTAGCGGTTAGCGAAGGAGATGACATTGTATATAAGAAGTATGATATCACACAGTTGGTAGGGCAGACTGTGTTGGGTCTAACTTCTGGTGTTCAAGGAACTATTCTGTCAACTAGGTTAGCAACAGAGAGTTCTGCAGATACTCTGTATGTAAACTATCTTAACAGTGGTAATTCTAATACTGAGTCTACTTTTAGACAAGGTGAGACACTAGAAGTTATAGATGGTGTTAACACTCCACTGTTAGTAGTTGGAACAGATGGTAGCGTTCTTCCTACTAGTATTAATGTAACAAACCCTGACACTGGAGAAGTAACATCTCTAGAGAGTCCAGCGATGGGTTTTGGTTCTGCTGTACAAGTAGAAGAAGGAATTTATTTTGTTAATGGATATTTTGTTCGTAATGACGCATCCATTCTAGTCATTGATGAATATTACAACAAACCATCCGCAAAAGTTGGTTTTACAATTAAAGAGGAAATTGTAACTCCAGAAGAAGACGCATCATTATATGATAATTCTATTGGTGCATCAAACCAAACTGCACCTGGAGCACACAGATTAAAAATTAGTTTATCTCTAAAAGAGTTTGCTCTAGATGCTGTAACTGATAAAAACTTTATCCAGTTACTTACTGTTTCTAGAGGAGTAATTAGAAGGAAAGTAAGTGTTGCTGATTACAATCTTCTTGAGCAAACTTTAGCACGTAGAACTTTTGATGAGTCTGGAGATTATGTTGTAGAGAACTTCTCTATTGATGTTAGAGAGTATGCACAAAAAGAAGGAAATCGTGGTATCTATGGTGCTGACGAATTTGGTCTTTACAACAATCTAACTGCTGGCGAAGCATCTAGAAAGATGATTGCTAGTATTGGTCCTGGTAAAGCATACATCAAAGGTTTTGAAATTGTCAATAAAGAAACCAAGTACATTGAAATTAATAAAGCAAGAGAAAGTCTTGCCAGTGACAATGTAACTCTAAAGTCTAGAGGTCTTCCAACTTTCAGTATTACTAACGTATTTGGTAGTGTTCCTCTAAACAAAGAAGGATCCGAACTAACAGCATATCCTGAAATTAATCTATTCACATCATTTAATGATGGTAGTGATGGTTCTAGCAATACAGAATTATCTACTGCACATCGTCAAACTATTTCCAGAAGAGGAACTAACTTCTCTGCAGAAGATGGTATTAAAACCATCTGGATTCAGATGACCAGTGCAACATTTAATATTGGTCAAGTTGATGAAGAAGCTTTGGCAGGAACCAAGAGTGGCGGTCCAAACATTAATGAACTCCATGTTATCAAGACTAGAACTGGCAGTGATGTTGTTACGACAACACTCAAGTGTTTATCTTATGCAAAAGTAAACAACTTCTTAGTCAATTCTTCTGCTGCAGAATTTTTCTTAGAACTTACTGTTGTAGGTAAAAAAGATGAAGTAGAACTACTTTTAAATGATTATGATGGTGAAGATTCTGGTGATTATAGAGTCATCTATCTTTCCGAATCAGATGCTAGAAATGATTTGCAGTTTGGTCGTGTTGTTGATTATAGTCCAACAATTACCCCACTAATTGGTAAAGTAAAACCAAATAACTTCTACTTACAGCAAAAAGGATCTGGATTTAATTCTGATTCTGATATCATTCTTTCTAAGGGTCGCCTTGCTGAAGGAACCCCTTCATATAATAGTATTTTTGGTCTATCTTATTTTGATCCAACATTCTTCACAAAAATTCTTTTAGAGAAGCAACCACCAAACACATTCAAAGGTGGTAAGTATATCTTTGGAACACAAAGTGGAGCATACGGTGTAATTGAAGAGACTTCTGCTGGAAGATATTCAACAAATAATATTCTGTTTGTTAAAACTCTATTTGGTAAGTTCTTACCTGGAGAAACTCTAAGAGATGAAGATGCAAACACAGTAAAAATTGCTTCGGAAAACACAGTCTCTCATTTCATCATTCAAAACAGAGGTGGTAATTATAACTCTGCATCTTTAATTAAATTGAATGGTGTTGCTATTGATGCTTCTAAGATTGAATTAAATATCAGTTCTTCTGGAAACATTCTACAAGCACTTATCAAAGATAGGACTGCATTCAAGACTCAGTATCCACAACCACCATCTGTAACAATTGAGCAACCTGCGGGATCTGGATCTCCATCCCCTGCTGCAAATATCACACCAGTACTATTTAAAAATACTGTAACTACATTTACACCACAGAATGTCAAGTCTGTTGGTTGTTCATATGGTTCTGGTAATGCAAATACATTCAGTGCAGACGTTGTAGTTAGTGATAAAAAGTATTCGACGATTAAAAACGTCACTGACTTTACATTCTTTGGATCTAAAGGATATAACTTTATTGAATCTACAAGTTTCAGTGCTGATGCATCTGGACTAGTATCTCAGGGAGATGTTATTCAATTTAGTGACGAAGATAATAATACAGTTAAAGCAACTGTACAATATGCAACTGATCAAGAAGGAACCGCAAAAACTAGAATTTATCTAGATACTCTTCTTCCTGGAAATGTTGTTAATTCTAGTGTAGTTGTATTCAGACCAGCAGTTCAAAATGCTAGTAAGGGTTCTCTAATTTTCCCAACTGGTAGTAAGCAGATTCAACAAATTTCTGCAGGAACAGAAGATACAAATATCAAGTATTTCTTCCGTAGAGATTTTGTTACTACTGCTTCAAGTAGTGGTGGTGTTATTACGTTCGCAGCACAACTACCATTTGGCACACAAAGATTTACTGCATTTAATGAGAACAACTATATTATCACAGTTCTAGATCCAGGTGATGCTCCTGATATTTCTGCAGGTGATATTGTATATGTTCCTGCTGACAGTGTATCAATTAGTTCTGCAACTGACACTGCTAGTGGTTTAACATCTGGTAGTTTGAGTCTCGAATTAGACTCAAATTATTTCGGTAGCATTCCTTCTAATGGAACGTTCCCTAAATTAAAACTCACTGCAACATTAGAAGTAGAGAATGCAAAACCAAGATTGAAGACAGTTATTAGAAATAAGCAAATTGTCATCACATCTCCTGGTGATCGTGTTATCCCATTCAGAGGAACACAATATGACAGTGAGGTTGTAGAAGTTCTATCTTACTCTGATGCTTTCCGTCTAAGATATGTTTATGAAGGAACTGTATCACAACCACCAGAAATTGATAGTGCTGGAAACTTAATTTCTGGAACAGATGTAACTGATAGATTTAGTTTTGATAATGGTCAAAGAGACACTGTATATGATGTCTCTAGACTAGTTTTAAAACCTGGATTTGAACAAACCACTGGTCAACTAGTTATCGGTTTTGATTACTTTAACCATTCACAGGGAGATTTCTGTACTATTGATAGTTACCTCCATGAAGCGGGTGTTACAGAAGATGAAATTCCTTCTTTCAACTCTGTTGTTCATGGAAACTTAGAACTCAAAAATGTATTTGATTTCAGACCTAAGGTAGACAGTAAGACAATTGTCACAGGTTTCCAAGATACTGCATCTCTTTCTCTTGTAGATGGAAACTTTGCAGGACCAGGAGCAGTCTATGCTAGTTCCCCAGCACCTGACACAAACCTAGAATTTACTTTCTCATTCAGTCAAGTACAATACCTCGATCGTATTGATGGTATCTTCCTCAATAAATCTGGTGAGTTTGTTGTAAAAGAAGGTAACTCTTCACTCAATCCAACTAAACCAGATTCGGTTAGTGATGCTGTTCCACTTTTCTATGCATATATTCCTGCATATACTAAGACCAGTAAAGATGTAAGAATTACCTCTGTTGATAATCGTCGCTATACAATGCGCGACATTGGTAAACTAGAGAAGCGTATTGAGCGTCTTGAATATTATACTGTTCTCAGTATTCTTGAGCAGCAAGCACTCAACATGCAAATTAAAGATGAGATTGGATTAGATAGATTCAAGTCTGGTTTCTTCGTTGATAATTTTGAAGAGCATAGGGTTGGTAATCTTGCATCTAGAGATTATAGATGTTCTATTGATAGTCAACAGTCTGTTCTTCGTCCACAAGCAAAAGAAGATTCTATCAGACTAAAAGAAGTCAATGTAAGAGATGATCAGAGAATCGTATCTGGATATAAGAAGTCTGGAGATATTATTACTCTACCATACACATCTCTTTCTTTACTAGGAAATAGTTTTGCTTCTAAGAAGGCAAATCCAAATCCATTTGTTGTTCTTCAGTATGTTGGTGACGCATCAATCTCACCTTCAATTGATCAATGGTATGATCAAACTGTAGATCCTCTAGTTGTTGATACTAACACTAGTTTGTTTAATATTTTCTTGGCAAAAGAATCTGTAGTCGAAAGTTTCTCCAGTCTTTTCAATTCCTTTGTTGTTAACTGGGTTGGAACATCTTCTAGTTTCACTTCTATCAATTCTTTAGGAGAAGTATCTTCTCTAGCAGCAAATGCATCTGTTGATAGTGCAAAAGTAGGAAGTTCTTCTAACATTAGTCCTAATAACAATCAAATTGGTAAGGGAGTCTCATCTAAGACTGTTGGAGACAGCACTGTTTCTACAGCGTTGTCATTCTTTGCTAGATCTAATGTAATTAAGTACACAATTCGTAGATTAAAACCAAATACAAAGATTTCTGTATTCCTAGAAGGAAGAAACATTAATCGTTGGGTCAATCCTGATTTGAGATTTAGTGGTATTGCTGGTAGTTCTCTTTCCGCGTTCAATGGAGAAGTTTCTACAGATGAAAATGGAAATGCAAGTGGAATTATTATACTCCCTGCAGGCGCACCTCCAAAAGAGAATTCTACTTGGACTGGAGATTTGAACACTGTAGATTACGACAGTGATGCGGAAGAAATTAGAGTAACTACAGGCATTCAAACATTCAGATTTACATCTAGTTCTACTAACGAGTCAAAAGCGGACGTAGATACATATGCCGAAGTTAAGTACTATGCAACTGGTGTTCTTCCTGAAAACCCTGCAAGTATTGTTTCCACAAAACCAGCATTCTTCAAAGCAAATGAAGGTGTTCAGTTTATTGACAATAACACAGATAACCCTGTAAGACCTAACCCACTTGCACAAACATTTAAAGTTGAGAACTTTGAAGGTGGTTGTTTTGTAACTAGTGTTGATCTCTTCTTTGCTAAGAAGAGCAAGAACATTCCTCTAAGAGTTTATCTAACAGATGTTGCTAGTGATAAACCAGGAAAGAATATTATTCCTGGAACAGAAAAATCATTGCTACCAAATACGTTACTTAAGTGTTACACAAATGGCAACGTTAAGGTATCTAAAGGAGAATTTGTTACTGGAGCAAGTTCTGCAGCATCTGGTCCTATCTTAAAAGTTATTGATAAAAATGGAATCGACCTTGTTCCATCTTCTACAGGAGTTTTTGGACTTTCCAATGAAATGGTTTATACATTGGTTCTTGATAACCACAACGGTAAATCTTTCGTTCAAAATGAAGATCTAATTATTCCTTCTGTAACTCTTGCTAATGCTACCGATGGAACTGCTCTAAAACTTACATTGGCAAAAGATAGCGGTAGAGTTTCTGCTGTCAATATTGTAAATCCAGGAAACAACTATGATAGCGCACTTCTAACAATTGAAAGTCCACAACTTCCAGGTGGATCTGTTGCTACTGCAAGCATTCAAGTTTCCAATGGAAAAGCATATAACGTTGACTTAGCACTATCTGGATTTGGATATACCGAAGCACCAGCTGTAGTAGTCAAGGGCGTTGGTAACGGCGCTGGAGGGTGTGTTGTTGAGACTGAAGTAGTCATTGATACACCTGCTGTTAGAATGGGTATTGCAACCGATTCTACAGGTGTTACAGAGTCCACAACTCCAACAAACTTTGAGTTTGATCATCCTGTATATCTACAGAATGATACTGAATATGCTCTAGCGGTAGAAACTGATTCTACAGATTATGAAATGTGGGTTTCTAAGTTGGGAGAGACTGATATTTCAACCAGCACTGTAATTACTACCCAACCATCTCTGGGTTCTGTGTACAAGTCTCAGAACACTGAAAATTGGTCTGAAGATATCTTTGAAGATCTTAAGTTCAATCTATATCGTGCAGAGTTTGCTATTGATAGACCTGCTGAGTTACTACTCACAAATGAATCATTAGGATACACACTGCTAGAATCAAATCCATTTGCAACAAATGCTGGTTCTAATACAAATGCAACTGCTACCTTGTTTAAAAACAATAACAAGGTTATTAATGTAACGCATAGAGATAATGGATTTGAAACATCTGGTAAGTCGTATGTTTTCTACAGAACTGCACAAGAAGTTGCTAGTATCACCGCTAGTGCTTTGAACAATACATTGTTCCAAGTTTCTAATTCTGGTATTGATTCTTATACTATTACTGCTGATACAAATGCATCCACTAACTCTATTGGTGGTGGTAGTTCTGTATATGCATCGTATAATAGAAAGTTTGAGACTTTGTTCCCACAAGTAAGATACATCATCAACACTGGAACTAAGTTAGAAAGTTTTGTTAAGACGACAAACGTAATTCCTGTGGATTCTAACACAACGAATTACACATCATATTCTCAAACTTCTTATGAGAAAACATTCTTAAATGAACCTCACTTCTTTACTAACCAGAAGTTAATTGCATCACCAATTAATGAGACAATTAATAATATTGATGGTTCACTGACTTATAAATTGATGCTGAGTTCTACTACATCACACTTAAGTCCTGTAATTGACTTGTCTAGTGCCAGTGTTAAAACTGTCACAAACAGAATTGACAAATCTAACGGTCAAGAAAATAGATTTGGTAGAAGAGATCAGGTTCTGGAATTCTTCCCAGTATATCAGTTTATTATTACTGGTAATGGTGCAACAACTATTACCAATGATCAATCGATTGAAGGTCAAACATCCAAAGCAAAAGCAAGAATTGTTAAAGTAGACGCAGCAAATAATATTCTCTTTGTTCGTATCTCTACAACTCAATTCTTCCAGAAAGGAGAAACATTGACATTTGGTGGTCTTGATTCTGGATTGACCGCAGTGACAATTAACTCAGATCCTCTTAAGTACAATGCTTCTATTCCTGAAGGAATTATTGTAGTTGCTAGAAACATTACTCCTGCCTCTGCGGGTGATGCTGATGTTTATACCAATTCAATTAGTGGAAGATCTGTATTCTGGGATGCAGATGC